GTTCGGGTACTGATTCCTTCGTAAAGGTAACTGGACAGACTGATTCGCTGGGTATGGAAGATACTCACGCAGAAACCAACGGCAACACTATGTCAATCAACTTTTGGGGATTGGAAAACTGGTGGGGAAACAAATACGAGTTTATTGATAACGTGGTTGTCAATCCGCAGTCCGCAAACGGAGTATGGCGTATCACTGACCGCGATGGCAACGCCCGTGACGTGCAGGGTGCAACCGGGGAAACCGCAACCTGGTATTACCCTAAATCAATGCGTATCGGAACACACTTGGATATGATACCCAACGTATTGGGCGGTAGCACGTCAAGCAGCCTTTGTGACGGATTCTTCTATAATCCCTCCGCCTCTCGGGTTGTTCAGCGGTCGGGTATCAGCGCGAATGCGATTGGCGGTTGCGCCTGCGTGTACGCGGACGTCGATGCGTCCTACGCTGGCGGCAACTCCGGGGCGCGGCTTTCCTTCGCTGGCGAAATCCATATTGAGGTGGACGTAGACGCTTTCAAGGCGTTATAATTGCAGTCGGCAACCATTCTATTCACTTAAAAAAAAACATTACATCATGAATGAGTTTGATAAATCAGTACGCGGTTATGCTGCAGCAGGTATTCCGCAGGTAGAGAATGCAGGTGACAACGTCTATATCGTTCGCTGGGGCATCGAGCCCAACATCGTTGACGACGAGCAGCATGGCGTCAAGTTCTACGCACGTGAGTTCAGCGGAATGCCCACACTGGGCGACCTCGTGGATGCTATGGTACGCACCCGTTACGCCGTCAATGACGAATTGGCATTGATGCGCCAGCGTGACACGAAGGCCGATGAATTTGCGGCGTACAACGATTTCGTGGAGGCTTGCAAGGCCGAGGCAAAGGCACTGCTCGGAAGTGGCAACGAGCCGGCAGAGGCAGAGAGTGAGAACGAGGGTGAGGGCGAGTAAAGGGGAGTGAGGTCGTATGTTGTCACACCTGAATATGTACCCGGCAAAGATGCTGGCAGGAATAGTGGCAGGGTTCGTCGGCCTTATGTTCGACAACCTATTACCGCTATTCATTGCCGTTGTTGTATTCGAGGTAACGGATTTCGTCACCGGCGTGATTAAGTCGGGGGTTGTCAGCAAGCGCAAGGGCGAGCGTTTTGCGTTTGAGAGTATCAAGGCGTGGCGCACGATATACAAGTTCGTATTCATACTGATTGGTATTGTACTGGCAGAGTTGCTTGACCAAACATTCGGTAATGAAAGCCGCTTGAAACTCGCAAACTACTTTACCGCTTTCTGCTGCGGTGTTGAGTTTTGGTCGTTCTTGGAGAACGCAGCCGTTATCAGCGACCACCCTATATTCCGTATGCTGAAAAAGGTTATGCGTGAAAAGGTGGAGGATAAAATCGGTACGCAGTTGGACGATGAAAAAGTGTAAGTATTTCGCGGAGTCGGAGTTCAAACGCTGCGACCCGCCCTGCTCAATGCAGGATATGGACGCGGGTTTCCTCGCCCTGCTGGATGAGGTACGGGAACGGGCGGGCATACCGCTTGTACTGAACTGCGCCTATCGCTCAATCGCACACGACAAGGCAAAGGGGCGCACTGGTAATTCAGCGCATTGTTCGGGTATGGCGGTTGATATACGCTGCCTCAATTCGGGTACTCGCTGGAAGCTCATTCGTGCCGCGCTCGCGTGTGGTATCACGCGTATAGGCGTAGGCAAGACATTCGTACATATAGACGTAGGCGAGCGCAAGGGTTTGCCTCCCTGCGTCATTTGGGATTATTATAATTAACAACTATGGAACTGGGTATGAACTGGGATAATGGCGGTGGTGACAAGTGGCGCGAGGCGTTGGCTTGGGTAGTTATGGCGTTATGCGTTATCGGTATGTGTGCGCTCGTTACTGGGTGCAAGACAACCGAATACGTTGAAGTTCCCGTAACTCACACCGAGTACGTCTATCGTGACCGCGTGGATTCGGTAGCCGTACACGATTCGGTATATATCAAAGAGTGGCAAAGGGGCGATACGATACGGGTTGTGGAGTACCGCTATAAAGACCGATTTCGGTATATATACGCCACTGACACGCTTATACAACGAGATACTATTTCGGTGGTACATACGGAGGTGGTGGAACGGGTTGAAAACCGAACGCGGGGCGTGGTGAAGATACTGGCGTGGCTGGGTGTCGCTGGACTGCTGGCGTTGGCAGCATACTTATATTTGAGATTCAAAGGTTTTTTCCGCAGATAGGCAGATTATTAGTTTTCTTCATTTGATTAGGTTATGATGTCGGGTACGGGTTGCGCGTGAGGCGTGACCCGTTTTCGGTGTTCGTGAGGGTATGTTTACGGAGAACGCGTTTATTTGCGATTTGAGCGCATTTCGTACACGGGGCAGTAACTTGTACCAGCGCGGGGAAGATAATCGTTTCACGGGCAAAAACGGGAAAAATAAGGAAAAACAAAAATTTTTTCAAAAAAAATCAAGAAAACGCTTGTTTGTTCAAATAATGTTTGTAATTTTGTTGCGAAGAATCAAACTAAACCGATTATGACAACAAAGGAATTTAACAGAAACATTAAGGCAAAGGTTTACGGAACAGATGCCGAGGGTAAGAGAATCAACACACTGGTAGGATTGGGAACGCTGGTTAATATGTTCGGTGATTTTGCCTACAAGTTTATTGACAATTTCTACGAGAGTGGTCTTGACAAAAAGCAGTTCAAACTGCGCAGCAAGACCTACAAAGTAACCCTTTACGCTTGCTGATTTATTCACCAACCTATAACAACAATCACAATGGAAAAACTGACAAAACTGACAGAGCAGCAGCAGAGAGAACTGGACGAGTATATCGTTAATGACCTTTCGCTTTACGATGACGGGTATAATAAATACTATACCGAGGTTAAACTGGGTGGAGTGTTGTTCTGCATTGAGTACGAAACAGACCGCGATTCTTGGAGTTTGAACAACGGCACTTACGATTATCCCTGCGACTATGAGGAGCGTATGGATTATCGCGTGACTGCCCTTTATTACTACGATGAAGAAACAGACGAACGCATTGACGTAGCCTGCGAGCGTGAGGACTGGTACAGAGCATATTGATTAACCTATAACAACAAACAACAATGGAAACAAAAAACAATGTCTATCAAATGGTTGCCGACAAGATTGTAGAACAACTCGGTAATGGTATTATTCCGTGGCAGCGTCCGTGGTCGGGTACTGCCGAGGGTGCAATTAACTATGTAAGCCGCAAGCCGTACTCGCTGCTGAATCAAATGTTGCTGATGCGTGAGGGTGAGTTCCTTACATTCAAGCAGATAACCGACTTGGGCGGTACTATCCGCAAGGGTGAGAAATCAAGTATGGTTGTATTCTTCAAGAACTACGTTTACGAAGAACTGCAAGAGGACGGAACGAAAGAGGAAAAGAGCGTGCCGATACTGCGTTATTACAACGTGTGGCATATAGACCAGTGCGAGGGTATTGAAAGCAAACTGAACGCAGATGAACACCCCGTACCCGCCCGCCTTGACGAGCAAGATAAAATCATTGACGAGTACATAAAGCGCGAGGGTATAAAGTTCCAAAACGACCAGCCGAGCAACCGCGCTTTTTACCGCCCCTCGGACGATTACATACAAGTTCCGATGATAAGCCAGTACGCGGAGGTAGCCGAGTACTATTCAACCACGTTTCACGAAATTACACACTCAACGGGTGCAGCCAACCGACTGAACCGCAAGGGTATCACGGGCGTAGCGGCAAAAGGTGATGAAACCTACTCCCGCGAGGAACTGGTTGCCGAAATGGGTGCGGCTATGCTTTGCAACGTGACGGGTATTGACTGCAAAAAGGCGTTCCGAAACTCGGTTGCTTACATTCAGAGTTGGGCGCGTCACATAAAGAACGATGCAAAGATGTTTGTTATCGCAGCAGGGCAGGCAGAGAAAGCCGCCAAGTTCATACAAGGCATTGAGATTGATAAATGATTATTCACACGGGCGGGGCGTTTGCCCTGCCCCTTAAACGATAAACGACTATGATATTTACGAGAGCAAAAAACGGGTTCGCTGCACAAATGCAGCAGAAATGTCTTGACGTGATGCAGGGTTGTAATAGCGCAGACGCGACCACTATATCACGAAACATAAAAGGACTGGCAGCGCACGCACACGGGTTTCAGTGGCGAGTTTCAAGCCGATAAACGAGGGTTTCAATTTTTTTTTCAAAATTTTTTCGCAAAATGTTTGTAGGTTAAAATAATGTTTATAATTTTGCTGC